CCGGGGATCGGCTGGTTCGTGACTGGGTCGATGCGGGCCCCGTCGCCGAGGATCACGACCTCCACCGGCAGTTCGAGGAACTGGCGGTCGAGGGCCATGAACATGTTGGCGAGCGGTTCGAGGCAGGTCTCCTCGTACAGGCGCGACTCCAGAAGGAGGCGGGTCCCGGCTGCCTCGCGGCGGCCGATGAACTCGCGAGCGGTCTGGCGGCTGTCGCCCTGCAGGCCGGCCACAGCGTCGTCCACGACGCCGGTCCCTCGTTCGAGGGCGTTCTGCATCTGGGCGACCTTGCTGTCTGCGACCGTGAGGCCGGACAGGTCGTGCTTGAAGTTCGCGACGGCGTTGTTCGGGTTGCCGTTGACGCCGATGAACTTGCCGGGGCGGGAGTAGAGGTTCGAGGTGCGGAGCCCCGCGCCCTTGTCGTAGAACCACATCGGGTCGATCATCAGGTCCGCGGCGTCGAGCGACTGGTTGACGTAGCGGTTCGCGACGATCTGCAGCTTGGCCACGATCTCGGCCTTGCCGGGAGCGTAGAAGTAGTGCGGGTCCGGCATCGGCGCGTGCGAGACGAACGGCTTCAGGCCGTGCCAGTACGGGTTCGGGCGGAAGCGCGCGAGGTACCGGCGGTTCATCACCGTCAGTACTCTGTCCTTGTCGCCGTCCGGGCAGAGTTCCGAGGGGAATACGCCCCACACGTCGATGCACTCGATGGGCCGGTTCCACTTCGAGGAGAAGCGGGCCATCTCGTCGTCTTCGCCGGTGCGCGACTGGAAGCGCCGGGTGGACATGCCGGCGTCCACGATGCCGGTGTTGACGCCGCCCTCCATCTCCATGCGCGCGACTTCGGACTGGTCAAAGACGCCCTGCGAGGCGAGGTAGCGGACTTCGTCGAGGTCGAGGAAGTAGCGGCGGGCCACGCGGGGCATGTCGCAGATGTCGCGGTAGCCCTTCTGCGGGAAGAAGTCGAGCAGGTCGATCTGACGGGACTCGGGGCCGTCGAACATGACGATCTCGCCCTTGCGGATCGAGCGGACGATCTTGCCAGTGAGCGGCGTGCGGTCGATCGACTCGATGATCCGCATCTTCTGCTCACGCTTCCAGCCGACCTGCATCACGGAGCGTCCGTAGAGGGAGCCCGCGAGGATCATGTCCACCTGCTTCTCGAAGATGCGGTCGTCCTTGGACTGCGCCGTGAACAGAGCCTCTCGCTTGCGCGCCACGGGCTGGTCGTCCGGGCCGTAGCCGAGGAAGGTGCAGATCGGGTACGCGTTCAGGGAGGTCGCGGCCTTGCGCGCGGCGTCCGCCCAGAGCGCGGAGAAGATGAGGGGGATGTGGACGCTATTCCGGTGCGGGGCGTACCGGGAGGTCCACGTGCCGCGCCAGAGGTCGTACAGGCGAGGCCACATCTGGCGGATCGCGGAGTACTGACTCTCGGACTCCTTGATGAAGTCCGTGGCGAAGTTGACGAGTTGCTCGCGCTGTGCGTACGAGCCGACCGCGCGCTCAATCGTCAGGTAGTTGGACATGGGTCACTCCCGCGCGAACTCGCGCGCCACATATTCGGGAACTGGCAGGGGCAGGAAGCCGCCGCCGAGGTTGATCATCCCGCCGTCCCGGCAGATGCGGGCGAACAGGTCCTTGGTCAGGTGCACGTCGTCGAGGCAGTAGTTGAACAGGCGACCGAAGTGGCCCGAGCGCGCGAGCGCCCGAGCGTTCTTACCGTGGTCGATCTTCCCGCGCCCGATGTTCCGCTTGCAGACGGTGTCGAGTGTGAAGTCGCCCTTGCCGCCCACGATGCCTCGCTCGGCGTTGCGCTGGGCCATCTCCTCGTAGATGTCGTAACGCCCGCGCAGCCGTAGTTTCCGGCCGACGAGCCCCTCGATGACGGGGATGTCGAACGCTTCCGAGCGGAACCCGACGACCACGTCCGCCGCTTCGAGATGCTTGGCACAGTCGTAGACGGAGTGGTCATCGTAGGTGTAGCAGAACTGCATCTTGGTGTCGTAGAGCGCGATGGCCGAAGCCCCGCCCTTGCCTTCGCGTAGGAGGTCCCACCCGTGTTGATCGTTCTCAGGATCGAGGTCCGAGGCCCACAGGCGGGTCTCCAAGTCGAAGAAGATGATGCGGGCCATGCGGGGCCGCCTTTCTAGAAGGGCTCTCGGTTGATGCGCTCCATGCGCTGCGCGAGGGACTCGTGTCCCATGCCGGCGAGGAGGCCGCCGCCGAGGTACGAGGTGACGAGGCCGGAGGGGACGAATGAGTTGAACGTAACTTGGAGGGCTGCGCCGGTGACAGCAGGGATGGTGTAGTCCAGTTCGATCGCGCTGCCTGCGTTCATCGCCGTTTGGTACGTCGCCGCCGTCAGAGGATCGACATTCGCTGCGATGCTGACGCCGTCAACCTTGAGGACTTGGACGTACTGGCCGGCAGCAGGGCGGATGGAGAAGCGGACCGACTGGCCGACCACGGCGTTGGCCGTATCGACCGTCACAGTACCCATCCCACCATGAGCATTCGTCACGACCACGTTGGCGGCGATGACGGGGACGGGCTGGGCCGCGGAGCCCGCGACCGTGTGGTCGGTGGTGATGTTGTTGATGTGGAGGACGTAGCTGTCCTCGCCCGCGGCATCGCCAACGGAGACGCTGTCTACGAGCACGTCCGCGACCTTGTAGGTGGAGGCGGGCGTGAGGGTGAGCGTGAGGTTGGAGCCGACATCAACCGCGATCGCACCTTCCTGATCCCACGCGGAGTGCGCGTCCGAGGAGACGGTGACCGTCTTCTGCGCGGACTCAGCGGCAGTGCTGAGGCTCAGGTGAGAGATGAGGAACCCTTTGGTCTGGCCCACGGCAGGACCGTATTGGACGGTGAGTCCCTCCTCAGTGACGGAGCCGGGGCTGTGGAGGGCTTCCTCGGGATGGAAGCTATAGTCGCGGAAGACGCCGTCGGCCGGGATAGCGGTGAGGGCGACACCCGTCGCCGAACTGAACTCACTCTGCGAATACGAACCGTCGTCACCGACGATGAAGACGTAGAGGGCCGCCCCCGGGTCCTGCAAGCCCGCCGAGGTGCGCGCGATGCGGACGTTGATGAACAGGGGCGTGACCGAGAGTGCCGCCGGGATGTTCACGTCCGTGTTGCAGGCCGCCCGCTGCGTCGAGCCAGTCGTCCATTCGAGGTACTTGGCGTCGTTGTAGTCGTTGAGAGCGTCGAACTGGTCGGTGACGCCGACCTGCGTGTCGAACTCGGCGACCGCGCCTTGGTTGGCGACGGAATCTGCGCTGGGTCTGTAGAAGGCCATGAGGTCCCTCGTGAAGATGAATGCCCGCGGAGGAGTCACCTGCCGCCGCTGACTTGCGGCTACCGATCGGCCGGTGTACCCGAAGGTTGCCGGACGCGGACGCGGGCCTGCGCCCGTCGGCGCAAGGTTAGATTGGTGAGCGGTCCCTGTCCCAGCCGAGGCTGAAGGGATCGTCGTGGCCGCGGATGCCGTCGTTGAGGCCCTCCGCTTCAAGTTGACGCTGTTCGTCGATCATGTTCAGCAGTTCGAGGTCGCTGGGGGGCTTGCCGAACTGCTTCAGTTCATCGTCCCCGGGTCGGCGGGACGCTTCGCCCTCGTCGAGGTTCCGGGTGACGTTGCTGATCGGCATCGACCAGAGTTGCGGGATGAAGCCGTCGGTCGAGGCATCGGCGAGGTCGTCGTGCTTCGTCACGTCCACGCGCACGATCTGAGAGATCAGCTTGCGGAAGACCTGCGGGACCTGCCACTCCTTCGTCTGCTCGTTCTGCCAGAGCAGGCAGCGGACGTAGCCCGTTGCCCACACGCCTGCACCCGTACGGATGCGCGCCTTCTTCGACACGCTGCGGTTCAGGACGATGAAGTTGTCGGCCCCGATGTCGATGCCGACGCTGGAGAGGACGCCGAGGATGCGGTTCTTGTACGTGCCCGCCTTGCCGCCCGGCTCGCACTCGTCGGTGATGGCGCGAATCCAGATGCCACGGCGACGGAGGTTGAGGCAGGTGCGGACGAGGGCGAGGTTGAAGTCCTCCTCGCGCCACTCGTTCGAGGCTTGGAGGAGGTCGGTGTCGAGGTACATGATCCCGTTGTCGCGGGCGTCCGCGAGCCACACGACGATCGCGGAGTCGTCCCCGGTACGGATCGTCTCGGGGCGCTTGAACGCGGTGTCGATGTGGATCGTGGCCCACTTGACGGGGACCTTGAACAGGAAGTCTTGGTAGGAGGAGTAGAGGAACGGGACCTGCGACTCGATGAGCGGAGCGCGCTCGCCCGAGCCCGGGTTGTTCTGCTGCTGGCAGGCGAAGTCCTCGGGTCGCTTCTTCGCGTCCGCGATCTTCTGCTTGGTCCACAGCTTCGGGTGCGTGGGCTCGCCGGTGAGTTCGTCTTCGGTCTGGTAGAAGAAGACGTGCCACTGGCCTTTGCCCCACTCCACCTTGTCCGTCACGGCGGCAATGTGAGGGCACTCCATGCCCTCCCACGTCGCGATGCCCATCTCCTTGAAGTTACGCCCGGCCACGTCGTCGTCGAGGTAGCGGGTGAGGATGAAGGCCATGAGGCCGTTGGACTGGATCGCATCGAAGGACGCGCCGATCGCGTCATGCACGGAGCGCATGTAGGCGTCCCGGCCGTCGCGCAGCTTGTTCTTGATGATCGGGTCGTCCCACCAGTGCTGGCGGTGATGGTACCCCGTCATGCCGGAGTCCACCGCGGCAAGGTCGAACGAGGGCTCGGAGAAGTTGTCA